AATTGAGAGACTATATCTATACGTCATATCAGTTTATATATAAAATCATGGACATCACCATTTTCAACCAAACTGATGTCATTGATGAAGAGCTAAAATTATCCCAAGCAAGCTTACCTAATAAAGCTAGGCTCTGTGCAGCCAGTGGCCTATCCCCCTCTGCGATGCTGGGCAATACAATAATCGAGAATACAATTTTCAAAGATGTACTTGATATGTGGCAGCCGTTAAAATCATCATATACTTCTTCGGATTCTACTGAGGGAAGTGGTAGGCCAGAGAAAGATATTGGTTCTTTAAGCCCTAGTGGAGAACAGACAAAAGAGAATGATACAAATAATCCTGAAAACAGGACATGAAATTTTACTATTAACTGTCTAAATGTTTAAAAAAAGAAGGTGATTGACATAGGAGAAGTACTACTTTTAGATAAAGTTAAGGCAGACACTCTTCTATCGCTTGGTTTCAAATACACCAAGAGAAATGTTGGCAATGATGAAGTGTTCGTTTTTATACAGACGAATGAATTGATGAAGGAACTTAACTCAAAATTTGAGAAAGGTTCTTTTTTATTGCAGAAAAATTTATGTTTCTAAGTATGTAAGGAAGGAGGAATCCAATAATTGAAATTCAAAAAAAATCAGACACTGGACTTCACTTCAAAGTTATCTGATTTTAAAATAATAAATCAAGAATTTATTAGATGTAAATGTTATATGCTTGCAGTTGGAGATAATGTAAATGGCTCTGACATTACGCTAGATTCTGTCAAAAAGGCAATGGCAAGAGGTGAATTCTCTAATAAACCTATTGTTGCACATTTATATAAGGACGAAGATACTGGAAAATGGCGAGTTGGAGGTCATGATTCTAAGTGGATAATTACTAATACTTCAATTGAAATAGTAAACGAATGTATTCCATTCGGAACAATACCTGAATCATCTGATTTGAAGCTTGAAGAGGTGCTAGAGCCAGATGGCGAAACAGTAAACACATATCTTACCTGTCAAATCATCTTGTGGACAGGGCGGTTTAATATAATGGATGCGGCATATAGTGATGATATTTATTTCAATCAGAGCTGTGAATTGTCGGTGAATGAGTATCACTGGAAAAACAATGATATTCTAGCAATAGATGACTTTACCTTTAGCGCATTATGTCTGTTAAACAAGTCTGATGATAAATCCAAAAATGTGCGTCCCTGCTTCCCCTCTTGTAGAGTCGAGAAGATAAAGGCTTTTTCTATTGATACAGATAAATTCAAACAAAACTTTGAACTAATGTTAGAAAAATTAAAACAATATGAATCAGATGGTACAAGCACTACCACTGTTCTAAATAATGGAACAAATAAAACAAAGCAAATGAAAGGAGATTTTCAAAGAATGAACCTAAAGAAAATCACAGAAGCCCTTTCAGCCGTGAAATGCGATGACAGAAATGAAGTCAGCAGATATCGTCTTCTTGATGCGACAGAATCCAAAATCTATGCACTTGATTTACAGGAAGGCTATAAGCCATGTGGATTTGATTACGCAATCACAAAAGACGAAGGCACTGATAATGTAATCATCGATTTCGAGTCAAAGGCTGAAATGTCTTTATCTGCTACAGATAAAATAGAAGATAAAGATTTTGAAGAATTTAGTATTATTGATGAGATTAATACCATCAAGGAAGAGTATTCAAAGGAAAATGTAGCAAGGAAAGAAAAAGAGGTAAGTGAACTTATTTCTGCTGAATTCCGAAAGGATTATGATGAACTGAAAGAAGCATATGATACTCTCATGCAGTCTCATTCAATCTTACAGGGTAAAGTAGATACATATGAAAAGAAAGAAAATGATGCAAAAATTGAAGCACATAAGGAAGATATCAGATCTTTAATTAACAGCTATTCTGAAAAATTGGGGAAATGCTCTGCTTATCTGGTTTACAAATCAAATATGGATTCTCATTATGAAAAATCACATGAACAGGTTGAACAGGATTTGATTCTTATGGCTGGCAAATATCTTACCAGTAAAGATTATTCTGCAAATAAGAAATTTTCGTATAATCCAGTATCTACAAAAGTTTCAAACAATACACAATCACAAACAATTGAAGGCAGGTATGGCCATCTGCTGGATAAATATTTAAATTAACGGAGGTTTTATATGAATTACAACAAATATATGACAGTTGAAACAACTTTTATGGATGATTGCCCCTGCTTTTCTTTTCAGTCTAATAAAGATATTCAGAACGGCGCAATCGTGGGACGTGGTGCATTAATTTCCGGAGAGGAAATGGTGCATGAAGCTACTGACGATTACAGTAATGGTATGTATCTTGTAGCAAATCCTGCATGGAATTATGACAGACATAAGGCAGATAGCAGAAATGAAGAGAGTTTTATTAATAAAGCCGGAATTCCTTTCAGAGTATATGAACTGAAGAAGAACAGGTATTTTACAGTAGGTAATTTACCAAAAGATGTGACTTTGGCAGTTGGTGATTTTGTTGAGTTTAAAAATGAAGCCTATGCAAAGGCTACAGCTGATACAAATCTCAAGATTAGACGCATGGAAGATGTTGGATTCCCGTATTTTGTTGGACAGTTTGGTATTCCTGTAGAAGGTGACACTGCAAATAAATATGGCTATGCCGTTGATACAAGCACGACAAAATATGAAATTGAAGTTGTGTAATTTAAGGAGGTAAATAATGAAAGATTATAATGAGATGATTGATAATTTAGTTGCCCTAACAAATGATTCACTAAAAAATAAAGTAGCATTGTTTAACGAAAATGCTTCAAAATTTACAGACCAGGCAATTAGGGAAGGTTTTCTTGAGATGTTTGGTGTTGCTGAAATCAATAAAAATAATTGGTATCAGATTTGCCGTAACTATGAGAATGAAATTCTTACATATGCAGAAAACGTCTTAAAAGTAAACCTTCCTGGCGCATGGGAGAATTCAAGGTTCTATGACCAGTTCGTTGAAATCAAAAGAGGAGATCTCGGAGAAGAAAACGAATTTACTGTAGAAGCAGACGGAACGCTTGTCGCTGCAACATTTTCAGGGAATCACTGGGATGTCCCAAGGCATAAGATTCAGGGAACTCGTAGTTTTTCTGTCCCTACAAGCTGGATTGTAATCCGTGTTTATAATGAACTGGAGAGCTTCTTACTTGGTAATGATACTCTTGTCGATATGATTAAAAAGATTCAGAAAGCATTGCAAGATAATATTGATTCTAGAATCTTTTCCGCATTCAATGGTGTCGGTACATATCTACCTGCCAGCTTTAAGGAAACAGGGTCTTATGATGTTGATACCATGAACAAGCTCATTGAAAAAGTGCAGACTTATGCACAGAAAGAAGTAGTAATTGCAGGAACAAGAACTGGTCTTGCTCATATTACAAATGGAATGAATACAGCATGGATTGCAAATTCTCAAAAAGAAGAGCTTGCGACAACTGGTATGGTTATCGAGAATATTGGTCTTCCCGCAAAAGCCATTATGATTCCTCAGACATTTGTCCGTGGCACATATGAGTTTAAGGTAAGTAACAATACAATTCATGTTCTTCCTGCTGACAGCAAGATTATAAAAATGTACTATGAGGGTAATGTTCGCTCCAGATTCCTTACTCCACAGGATACACACGATCAGACATATGATAATCAGACCCAGGTCAAGGTTGGAATTGGTATTGTCTGCGACAATATTACAGGACGATATGATATTGTTTAATTTTACAATGTAAGATTTATGTGCTCACCCATAATGGGTGTTTTTTATTGCCTGTTTTTCGTGGGCATATAAATCAATTGGGGCATAAAAATGTGTGATAAAAAATTTGACAAAGAATATCCAGTGACATGGATTAGGGAAAAGAAATTTTTGGATGCATGTGGCATTCGATACAAGTTTGTAAAAATAATAGATGGAATAACAACATTTAAGTACGAAAAAACATCATATCTTTTTGAATGTGTTTCTTTGTTTTACAAACAGTTTCAACATAATATAGAGGAGAACAAATAATGGATTTTGAAAAAATGAGTTTGAATGAATTAAAGGAGCATGCCAAAAAAACAGGTATTTTGGTTGGTAATACTGGAAAGGAAAAGTTGATTGAAAAGTTAAAATCTGTCGAGGAAGAAAATAAAATGATGCAGTCAGTTATCCGTGAAGAAACAGAGAGCATTCCAAATCAGCCTATTGCTAATAATGAAGCAGAGAAAAAAAGCAATAAGAATGGGTTATTAGATTCAATTATTAGTGTTGTTGATGAACTTGATGACTCCGACAAGGATAATGATATTACTGTAGAAGATCTTCCGATTGATACCATTATCCCAGTAAAATCTATTACATTTGGTGGGCTTACATATAAATCAAAAACAAACAACGCTATTTTCCGTTGGGGGAATATTGGCGCAATTGAGCATATGTCTATAGCACAGCTTAATGAAATGAATAATACAAATCGCGAGTTTCTGAATAAACCACTTGTAATTCTTGTTGATGAAAGAGCAATTCGTAAATTCAGACTTACAAAAGTATATGAAAATGTTGCAAAAATCAATGATTTAAAGCGTGTTTTTGCTTCTGATGAGCATACGATAAAGTACACAATAGATAGGGCATTGGATGCAAATATGCGTGATGTTCTTATTTCAAAAATAAGTCAGATGATCAAAAACAAGTCTCTTGTTGACATTAATATAATCAGGATGCTCAATGCAAAATTGCAGTACGATTTTGAAGAACTGTTAGCACAGGTAGATTGACACAAAGGCAGGTAACAAATATGGCCAATACCACTTATAAGGAACTTGCTGATGCAGTGTTTTCAAAAATAGCAGAAAGGTCGTTTTGCGAGATGTCAGAAGAAGATGCTTATCAGATTGTTATTGGCTATCTAAGGTCTGCCATCGTAAATTTCCAATCCGCAAAACAGGATCTTTCCCAACGAGATGATGAACTTGAACAGTTCCAATTTCCTTTGTCTGATGATACTTTCATCATTCTGGTTAACTATATGGTCATCGAATGGCTGACAAGCACTTATATATTAACAGGAAACGCACTTAAGGCCCGCATGTCTACTGCCGACTACCATAAGATAGATACGAAAGATATGTTAAGCAAGGCGAAAGAACTACGTCATGAACTGTTGAAGGAAAACGATCAACTGGCAATCAATAAATCATATAAGGATTCTAAGATTTTTGATTTAGTGAAAAACAGGAAGAGGTGATAATTATGAGCCTCCAACTAATGAAGGAACGCTTAAAATGTAGCGGCTCCACTGCACGGGAGGAGATGATAATTGATGGTCAGAACCTTTTAAAAGAGGAATTGGAACATGATTCGTCCTACTCTCCTACTATGTACTTTTGGAATCCTGTATTAGGATGTGACGAAAGGCCTGCAAAAGTGCGTATCTCTGGGAGGAAATATAGTTCGCTAAACGGCAATTATCAAAACTTCCTGACGACATATGATAACCCTATGAAAATAGGTAACTATCTGCATGATAGAAAAGACGATACTTACTGGCTTATATACAATGCTTTCAACGTAAATGACATACACTATGAAGGGAAAATGATCCAATGTAACTATCTTCTCAAATGGCAGATAGCAAATGGAGAAATCATTAAACGTTGGGCCAACATAGTCAGTGCCTCTAAATATGATGTTGGAGAAAATGGAAATAGCACAATTGTATTAAGTTCCAATAACTATACAATATTAATTGGCTATTGCGAAGAAGGGTTCGCTTTGGATGGGAAGCGTGTGTTCATAGATATGAATCCTGTCAATCCAAAAAAGGTGTTTAAAATTACACGTAGTGACGATGTTTTATATAATTCTGGCAACATTGGAGCACTGCTTAGCTTCATTGCAGATAAGACAGAGTTCAGTCCAGATACAGATAACCAGGAACTACAAATATGTGATTATATGCGCACTACTCTTCCACCTTTTATGCCAGATGAAAGGCCTGTTTTATCCGCCACCATTTCTGGAAACGAGTTCCTGAAGAACGGCTATGAACGGACGTATGCTGCGTCATTCAATGGCCTAGACGGGAATGCAGTAGATTGGCGTTCCATCGATTATCAATGGGAAATCATCTCTGATTTCCATGTACAGCAGAATCAATATGAAAATAAAATAGGATTATGCATAGAAGACGAAAGGCTTATTGGCTCTTCATTTTTATTATGTATTAAAATAGGCAACGAAATAGTTTCTAACTTAAATATAACTATTGTGGAATAGGTAGGTGGTTCATGCCAAATTTTTATACGGCATCTAATTACAAGAATACGATAATACGGCTCTTGCTAAAGGATGATGATTTCATATCTCTCATGAATCCACAAAAGCCCCCACACGAATCAATATCAACTGAAAAGATACTGCTTGGAGGCGAGTGGTTTATCGATGGAGAGAAGTATGCAGAGCAAGGACAGGTTTTCGATTATAATTTTGTGGATGATACGACTGTAGACAAGAAAACATTCGTGTTTGTAGAAACAGATATCGATGCTATAAGAGAAGATCTGTTTACAGATTTCAATTTGTATGTGTGCATATTTGCTGATAAAAGCATCATCAGGATTACGGATGATACTATTCCATCATTAAGGGATATTGAGAAAATGGGATATAATGCAGGATATTATGGAAATCGTATCGATATATTATGTGATATTGTAGATAGGATTTTGAATGGCAATAGTAAGATAAAAGGAATCGGTGATATTAAGCCAGCAAAAAAAGGATTCTGTACGATATATTCCCCAAACAATAAGTATTATGGAAAATGTTTGAAATATAACATTTCTAATCTAAATGATTCGGAGGCATATTGTGGAGATTAACAAAGGGGCGCTGTTCCAGTTTCTTATCTATGATAAGCCATTCCCATATAGCGGAAACATATCCGTCTATCCTGTTACAATGGAGAAGGCATTGATATTCCAGCTTTTATCAAAGTCTATTACTGTCAGGAAAAACAGCACTTTCCGTGAAAAAAAGATTATTAAAATGACATATCTTGAGTTCCTTATATATGCTTTCGGGAATACAGAACTTGAGGAACAATATAACATACCAGGCTTGTCTCAATATTTTTTCTATGCCGTTCAGTTATTGCAATTATGCTGCAAGGATTCTCAAATATCTATGAAACAAAATGGCTCACAATTGAGGATAAATGAGGAAGAGATAACGCCTCAGAAATTTGACGATTTGCGGCGTATAATCATAATTCAAAATGGTATCTCTTTTGACATTGATGAATTCCTGAATTACGAGACAGAGCAGCGTCTCTTGAAGGCAGAAAATGACCAAAACAAAAACAAGAGAAGCGTCAGTCTTGAGGATTATATAGATTCTCTAGTAGTTGCTTTGAACACTACCGAAGAAAGAATAATGGGCATGTCTATTCGAAAGTTCTGGAGATATGTTAATCGCTATAGACTTTATGAAAATTATACTCTAATGAAGACAGGCGAATGTAGTGGAATGGTCAAGTACAATAAACCAATAGAATATTGGATGTCATCTCTCGATGAAGATGATAAATATAAGAATTTGAAAACAGATGAAGAATCTTTACGGAGCAAGGTCGGATAACGGCTTGGCTCTTTTTATTTATAAAAAATGAAAGTGAGGTATCTTAATGAATAAGAGCTCTAAGAATGCGAAAGACTTTCTGGTAAGTACAGCAGACTTTGCCATGTATTATGACGAAATCCTTGTATGTACTGGTACTACGAACCTTAATACTTCAGTCGAAGTGTCAATGCAGGAGCAGAATGTCAATGCAGGAAAAGGTAATCAGTTAATCTATTCATACAAGTATGGAAGGGAATTAAATGTAACACTTGAAGCTGCTGATTTTAAGATTGAGTACATAGCAGCAAACCTTGGTTCTAAAATAACTGAGGGGCTAGATGAAGTATATAAATTCGCTGAATGTGTACAGATCATAAATGGTATTGGTGTATTAAAAACCATCCCTGTTGGCGATGTCGCTATTGAACTGAATACTGGCGTCATCTTAACGGTCACACCAGAGGATACATCAATTGATTTGACCAAATTTGGTGTTGAAGATGAAGTAGTTAAGGCAACTTATAGATATAGCAAGGTGGCCAAATCCATTACTATTGATTCTGAAACCGCACCATTTGTATACAAATTGGTTCTTGATGCAGAAAAACATAACAACAGGCTAGGGAGGGTAGGACACGTTCAAGTAATTATTCCATCCTATCAACCTAGTGGTAATTTCACAATGTCTTTCACACCAGATGGCGTAAGTTCAACAAGTGTAGAAGGCAAAGCTCTTTCTGTGGAGGGGGATACTTGCGCCGATGGGTCTGCTGTATATGCCTATATCAAAGAATTTGACGAAACAGAAAAGGCTCTTAATGTAGCTGAAGTCGCTGCTACTCCAGCTACAATTGAATTGGATTCAACGCAACTTGATAAAACTTCAACAATTTCTGTGGTAGGACTAAAGGGTGCACTGTATTCTCCTATTGAGATTGCTAACAATGACTGTGAATTTGTATGTGATTCTCCAGACATTGCTACTGTAGATGAGACTGGGTTAGTTACAGCTGTAAAAGCTGGTTCTGCCAAAATAACAGTCCAATACAATGGCATTTCTGACGAGGTTGATGTAGTTGTAAAATAATCACCCTTATATAAGGCATAATGTGCAATGGCATTATGCCTTTATGATGGAGGAGCTGAAATGAATAGAAAACATTTCCAAAATGATCTTGATAATCCTAAAGATATTGAATCAGAATCTTTCGAAGAAATAAAACTTTCAAAAAAGAAACAAGAGAATTATAAAAAGAAAGAATGCCGAGTGATCTCTTATAATCCTCATACTAAAAATCTGGACATAAAATTTGATAAATATGGTATCAGGCTTACCAATATAAAAAATTTCATCGGTGAAATTGTTGAGGTTGAATATAGGGGAGAAATAGGCCAGCCAAATTTTGAAATAAAATATAGGTGTTAAAATGTGCAAACATGCTTATGAAAAAGTATCTGAACGTACACACAAGACGATGATTTTCTGTGATTTGCTAATAAAAAGTAATGAACTGAGTTGTTTGTGTATAAGCCAAAAATATTGTCCTGATAAGGACAGGTATGTGGAATTAAACCAAAAGAAAGCTTGCAAGAAATATGAATAATATGAGTGAAAATAAATTAGTGTAAAAAAATGGGTAAGGTATACGCCAATTTATTTTAGTTATATCTTACCCATTTTTTTACGAAAAAGAGGTGAAAACGATAAAGATTGATCATGAATACAGTTGTGTGTGGGATGAGGAATTCAATTATCTTAAGAAACATGGAATACGGTATGCTTTCGTTAAGACTATAAACGGAGTGACAACTTGGAAATTTAGAAAAAATTATAGATTGTTCAATGCTTTGGCGGACTTCTACAGTCAAGTATATTGCTAATTAGATTTGAGGTGATGAATATAAGGCATCTATATTTAGACTATGCATCCACAACCCCATTATCTTTAGAAATGCAGACGTATCTATCGTCCATATTAAAAGAATTTGGGAACCCCTCTTCTGCCCATTCAGTTGGGCATTCCGCAAGACAGATTATCGCAAAGGCACGACAATCTGTGGCAAAATTTATACATGCTGATACCAAAGACGTTTATTTTACTCCATCTGGCTCAGCAAGCAACACTTTAGCGATTCAAGGATATTACCAAAGTAACAATTGTATAATTTTATACTCCCCAATTGCACATAAATCGGTTTTAAACTGTGTCAAAAGTTGCAGGAATTCGTATCCGCTAAAAGTAGATAAAGATGGAGTTATTGATTTTGATGACTTAAAAGAGTGGTTGGATACCAGAGATATCAAACCGCTTGTTGTTATTGATTATGCAAACTCAGAAATCGGTACAATTCAAGAGGCAAAAAAGTTAATTGAACTTGTTCATTTTTATAATGGTAGGATTTATCTCGATTGTACTGGAAGCATCCCCGCAATTCCAATCGATGTCAAGAAATTAGATGCAGATATGATCGGATTTTCTGGACATAAAATCGGCGGTTTGAAAGGTTGTGGAGTTTTATATAAGAAAAAGGATATCGATATTGAACCTTTGATATATGGTTCTCAAGAAAAGGGACTTATTGGTGGCACGGAAAATGTTTTAGGTATTGCGTCATTAGGCAAAGCAGTTGAAGACTATGATTATTCTTTTATTTCTTCAGCTAATAGGGATGATGTGTACGATTACATAGAAAAAAACATCCATGACAGTTACTTAGTTGGTGCTTCTATTGAATCAGGGAATAGATTACCACACAATCTATTTATTTGTTTTAAAGGTGTCGAAGGTGAAAGCTTAATGATTCTGCTTGATACGAACGGAATTCAAGTTAGCACAGGATCAGCCTGCTCCTCAGGTGATTTAACTCCATCTGCCACCTTATCTGCTATCGGTATGGATGAACAAGATATACATTCATGTATCAGGATGTCATTCTCTGGTAATGAGTCTCAAGAAGAACTAGATTTTGTATGTAAAGCATTAAAACAGTGTGTTGAAAATCTTAGAAATTTTAATAATATATAGGCAACAAACAACAATTTCAAGTATGCATCTAAAGACATTTTAGAATCAGATTCTTTGGTTCTTTTTATTTCAATAAGGAAGGAATTATATATGTCACTTACAATTTCAAATAACGGAATTAATTTAATCAAAAGATTTGAAGGATGCCGCCTATCTGCATATAGGGATCCGGTAGGCATCGTTACGATTGGATATGGATGGACGAAGCCAATAGATGGTAGACCTTTAACAATGGGCATGAAAATCACGCAAGCAAAAGCCGATTCTTTACTGAAAGAAGGCCTCAAATCATATGAAGCAAAAGTAAATAAGTATAATGGTAAATACAATTGGAGCCAGAATCAGTTTGATGCCCTTGTAAGTTTCTGCTACAATATCGGGAACATTGATGGGTTGACTGCAAACGGCACAAGAAGCGTCAATGAAATAGCTGTAAAAATGACATCTTATAATAAGGCTGGTGGGAAAGTTCTTCCTGGGCTTACCAATCGTAGAAATGCAGAAAAGCAGTTGTTCTTATCCGCTCCATCCTCTGACCCAGAAAGTCCAGAATATACATATAAAGATTTTGTAAAAGAGGTGCAGTCAGCTATTGGAGCAAAGGTAGATGGGATTGCTGGTTCAGAAACTTACAGCAAATGTCCTACTGTTTCTAGATATAAAAATAATAGACATGCTGTCGTAAAGCCTTTGCAAAAATACCTGAATCTTCTCGGCCACAATGCAGGAACTCCAGACGGCATCGCTGGTACAAAGTTTGACGCTGCGGCAAAAGAATGGGCAAAGAAAAACGGATGTGCGGAGGATGGCGAATTTACAAAAGGTGGGAAGTCCTGGAAGAAAATCCTTAACTTGGTTTAGGAGCAATAATGAAGGAGTTTAGCAAAAAATTACTATTCGCAGATTATATAATCGCAATCGCATTGATACTCGGATTTTTTATTTGTGTCACATTAAATGGAATATATGCAAAGGAACTGTATACTTCCATGATAAATAGAGGAATAGATGTTACATACTCTTCTATTCCACAATTATACAATCTAGATGGATTTGGTATTTTACTTGGAAGTTGGGTTCTCCAGCTTGGTGTATCAAGTGGAGCCTATTATATGATGAGCAAGAGCGATCATAAGGTACAGCTACCCATGGCTATGTTAAATACCATGCCAGACGATATCAAGTCGCAGCTCGATATGACACAAATTGTAACCACTGTACTTAGTACAACAGATAATTAAGGAGGTTTTATTATATGAATGAGCAACTATTTAATATTGTACTATTATTGATTCCTGTAATCGGTGCCTTGATTACAGGAATTTTTATTCCTTATCTTAAGACAAGAATCACATCTACACAATTCGACCAGATTACTAAATGGGTCACAAAAGCTGTAGAAGCCGCAGAGGTGATGTTTGATGTACCAGACTCCGGAGAGCAGAAACGTGAATATGTAATCAACTTCATCGATAAAATGTTCAATGGGAAAAAAGAAGTTATTACAAAAGACCAAATACGTATTCTGTTGGAGTCTGCCTGGAAACAAATGAATAATATATAGGAAGGTGGCACCATACATGGATGCAATACAGGAATTAACTAAAATCAATTATACATATGTATTTACTTCTGTTGTTGCTGCCCTTATTGGGATTAAAGCCTTTGTTTCTCTCTTTGAATGGATTGTAAGCAAGATTGGCCTTGAAACCAAGTGGATGAAGCAAAAAAGAGAGGAACATGATTTACTTGTCAAAACATCCGAAAATCTTTTGGCTTTACAGCAACAACATACACTGGACATGCAGCATTCAAATGAACGTGATGATGAAGTAAATCGAGATATTCAGAATCTTACAGCCATGTTTCTTGACAAAGAGATAGACGATTGGCGCTGGAAGATATTGGACTTCTCTTCTGCTCTTTCAAATGGCAGGAGCTATAATAGAGAGTCTTTTGATCATATCATCAAAATATATAAGAAGTATGAAAAAGTTTTGGAAGATAACAAAATGGAGAACGGCTTAGTTGATGAAAGCATGAAGTTTATCCGGAAAAGATATCAAGAATATCTGGATAAAGGATCATGGAATCAATGAAATGGTGATTTTGAGGAACCTGAACGTCCCTAGCAGAAACATAGACAAACTTACTAATTGTTTTCAAATTGTTTTCCTCATATATGAGGAAATTTTCTATTGCAAAATGGTCTAGACCAGTTTATAATCATATGTAAAGGAAGCGCCCGTAAAGCAAACGGTTCGCCTCGGTTTACAATTACATAGTCAATCGACTAAGCAACCACTACTTTGGCGAGGGGCGGTTGCTTTTTCGATGTTTAAATCTATCTACTAAATCGATTGCTTTTACAATAGTACTGAATGCAGTAACTATCATTCCAGCAATCTTGAGAATCGTTTCCAACATCTCAAAGATACATCCTCTTTCGTATTTCCCATTAAATCACCTCCGTTGATTCTGGAAGTTCTCGTATGTATTATACGGCAAGAGACGAACCGCTTACCCGTTTTGGGCGCATAATCATTATATTATAAATCTCATTTATTATCAAGATATTTTTCAACAGAAAACAATATTTTCCCGTTTATATAATATCGTTAAAGAGGTGATCAATATCGCAAAAAATCAAGGAAAGCTGTTTGAGCAGGACTTTCAAAAAAGTATTCCACCTACATGCTGGATATATCGTCTTAGAGATAACGCATCTTCTTTTGCTAATGGAAGCGCCACTCGTTTTACAAGCAGCAATATTTGTGACTATATTCTATTCGATGATATATCCAAAACATTATTCCTTATTGAATGCAAATCGACTCAGGGAACCGCTGTGCCACTGTCCATGGTTCGAGACAATCAAATTAAGGGGCTGGTTGATGCAAGCAATCATAATCTCATAGCAGGTATTCTCATAAACTTTCGCAATGATACTAACAATACATATTTTATTTCTATAGACAATTACGTGAAGATGGTAAATGACATAAATAAGAAATCATTCAACATTAAAGATTTATTGGCCAACAACGCCATCGAAATTTATAGTTCAAAAAAACGTACCAGGTATACATATGATATACAAGAAATGATAAATAAGATGAAGGAAGAGACAGGTATAGGAAATGGAAATTAAGTTAAGACTAGAAGACGCTCTAGCAGCTCATAAGGTACTAGGGACAATTATTGATAATACTGAACTTAAAATAGATGTTCTTTTAAAATTTAGATTGCTTAGTCTAAAAACATATATCTCTCCTATTGTATCAAATTTTGAAATTGTTAAGAATGAAAAAATTATTGAATATGGCAAAAAGAACAAAGATGGAAGCTTTCAAATCTTGCCTAGTGATAAAACAGCAGTTAATAAATATACAAAAGCTTTAAAAGAAACTATGAATAGCACAGTAACAGTTGTCACTGAAAAAATAAAACCTGGAGAAATATTTAATAAGGGTATTACTTCAGACTATTTGGAAGTGTTACTTCCATTTATTGGTGAATAACTAAACATACAACAAGGATGAAAACTGGTATATATTATGTCAGACGCAGAAATCGAAGTATACTTGATAAAAAATAATTACGCTGTCGATGCTCAGGACTGCTTGATGAAAGTCTTGAACACCAGTCATCAGATTATAGAAAGAAATTATGATTTTGACACAAGTTTTATGACACTAAAGACACCAGATAATATCTTTAAATTCTTATGGAAACTATGATAGTTAGAGGAGAACGAATATGATTACTTTGTATAGAGCAATAAAGTTATGGCAATTACGAACCAAGTGGAGGCTTGCTATCTGGCAATATATTGACAGCCAGGCCACCGAATTAATAAAGAATCCGGAAGAGGCGCAAAAGAAATTAGTTTCTGTAATTAATGAAGCTTTACAGAGACAAAAGTGATTTTAGATAATCAGGAGGAATAAAGATGAGTTTTGTTAATGGTATTATAACAGAATGGGGGTATGATGGACAATTTGACGAAGCAAAACAAGAGATATTCGAAATTATTAATAAATATCAAATGTCTCTTTCTAATGTAAGAGGATTATTAAGCAGAGTTCTTTTTGATATAGAAACTAAAAATATTGTTAATTTGTAGTTTTGTTGTATTCTTCTAATTTATCAACAAGACTGTTATATGTTTCTAAATATTCTGCAAGAGCTGTACCTGGTCTTCCTGTTTCTGTTGTAAGACTTCTTCTTGTAAGAAAATGAGCAATGTCTTTTTTTTCATTTTCATTCAATTTGTGATTTCTCATATAAGTACCTCTTTAAATTATTTAGATATATTATAACATCCTATCAAACCAAAGTAAATAAAGGTTGGATATAATTTATGGCTATAGCAATAAAGTCGATGAATGACTTAAAAACAAATTTAAATAAGCGTATAAGCATTGCTGTCGAAACCGCTTGCAATAGACTTCTTGGTTCTTTACAAGAAATCATTGATACAGAATTTTATGACGTATTCACGCCAGATTACTACCATCGGACATATCAGTTCTGGAGTTCGGCTGTCACAAAAATGCTTACAGAAAATTGTGGCGAGGTTTTTATGGATAAGTCCAAGATGGACTACAATACTTTCTGGACAGGAGAGATCCAATTGCAAGCAGCCAACATCGGCTCCCATGGTGGCATCATTACAGATGAGACACGAAAGCACAAATTCTGGGTAGTTTTCATTAATTTCTGTCAAGAGAATGCCGTGAAGATATTAAAGGAAGAATTGCTGAAATGTGGAATCCCATTGAAATGAAATATGCATAATTTATGGAGAAATTTGTTGAGGTATCGTCACATGGAGAAAGGAATACTATTCCCAAAGTCTCAAAAGACTGTAAGGGAGAGCGAAAAGACATTCTGTTTCGCGGATGTCCAGGAAAGCGCCTTGTGGGATGGGAACAAGTCCGCCAAGCCAGGCCGAAAGCGGAAAATGGTATCCCACAAGCAGGCTTTACAACTGGATGCCATCATGCAGGATTTCATAATGAAATACTTTTGACATTACGGTGTATGTTACGTTCATTAAACACGGGCTTAGAAACCAAAATAATCAGTAAAGATACGTATGGACCAGAAATAACAGTGCCGGGCAAGGGAATCATCCTTAAATCCCTGACTGTAGGTAATGATGCTGGATACAGCGTGCGCAGCATAAGTCTGTACTGTAATGACAACTATATTGTCCCACACTTGATAAATTGGGACAGAAACGTAGACTTAAATGGCAACACAACGTCATACATCATAAATATAGCTCTGCATAATTTATACGATGGTAGCCGCACCACCAGCAAATATGGCGCAATTACGCTGCATGTAAAATAGCTAATCTTTAGTTTACTTTGCCAAAACATAAACCGATGAATTTTCAGAGTTTGCGGGTATGCTATTGCCAACGTGATATTTCCCATCATTGGATATTTTTATTGTGGCATAACCTTTACTTATTCCTTCGTACTGCCAAAAATTAGCTAAAACTATGGAAGAACTCGCTTTCAAAAACTCCATAGGCATATAATATGACTTGCAAAGTCCATTGGAGTTAATTATAACTACTACTTCCTTATAGCTGGAAAAGTTTGGTATTGTGCCAGTAGCCGATAGCCTAGACTCTGCAAGTACAATTTTAAAGCCCTTATTCATTCCCGTGTTTAGATTATTTATTAAATAAATTATTCCGGAAGAAATAAAATTACTTATTTACTACATGTCCTAATTCTGATACAATTAATTTAAAAATATCAGAGGAGGATTCAACTATGGAAACTCAAGGTCGTAAAGGCTCTCTTCAACATTCAATTAATAAACAAATTATAAAAACTCCTTCCAAACAAGGTGGAACGATTCCTAAACCAAAACCACCACAAAGACCACCTGAAGGGAAAGGTAAAAAATAAAGGAGATGATTTTATTACTTGGATATCTGATTTAATCAATAATATTCCTAATATACTATCATATATAATGCAAGGATATGTGTTTTTGGTAATATATTATTGGATTACTTTCAAAGATAATAATGATTTAAAAAACCTGATTATAAAAAGCATTGCAGTTAGTTATATCCTAAAAAATATATTTGATTGGGTTTGCATTAAAACTGAACTGTCTTTTACGGATGAAACACATTATACTATATGTTTAGTTTTTTCTAGCGCAATAGCCGGTTTCTTAATCGGGGAAATAAGTACTCAAGGTTGGTTTAATTTTGTTTTAAATAAAGTTCATATAGGACGTACTACTAATCCAAATATATGGAATGACGCAATAAAACAATATACGTGGCTACGAGTTTTTATGAAAGATGGGACTTCTTATTTAGGGCAATTTTTATACGGTGAACCATTTAAGAGTGAGCCAGTAATTGTACTAGCTACATATCAAAAACTTGATACGGATGCAAGTATTATATTTGATCATTCAGATGATCCGAATGAGTTTATTATGATTAACACAAAAAATTTTGATCGTATTGAAATCATTTATACTGACAAAGAGGAGATTAAAACATATCATAAGCAAAAATTTAATCATTTCATAAATCGTTTGGATTGTTCAGAATCCAGTAAAGAAAATGGGAATAGTACATGGATAGATTAAATGACACTTTCGTTAGTGTCTTTTAATCTATCTTTTCCATTTCCTTTATCTTCTCGTCTACAATTTCTTTCATATCTACATAAAAACATTTTTGTAGATTATCATCTTTTATAGAGAGAAGTTTAATAAAGATATATAGTAACCGCTTAATAAAATAGCGGATATCAAAAATCTAGCAGTCCACTCATAATTGAAATAAGAATGGCTTGTTTTCATTTTGCTATTAGAATAATATAGTTTAATTCATATAAACATTTAAAATAAATTCATATACAGTATAACATACTGTAATTCTATCTTTTCGTGGTTCTCCAATTGCATTTAAACTACTCATTGCATCAGATGCATTGCTAAGTTGCTTAAGTGCGTTTCGATATTCATCATAATTGCTATTTCTAATTGCAACATGCATAGATTTCATAGCCCATTTAGCGCATTCTTCAAAAGCATTAGCAGCTTCATTCTGATTATCGATGTGGGCATGTTCATCTCCTAAGTCTTTATAACATATAGCTATTTGTCTTCTATTTTCGTAATTTATATATTCACCATCTGCCAAGATTCGTTCATCTATTACAGATTTTAAGTCATCTATTCTTATCTGTTTAATATAATTGGAAGAATATGTATTTTCTTTATCTAAATCCCAATCCCTCTTACGTTGAAATAAGTATGTATCATATTGTGAATTAGCTGCTTGAGTATGTTGGCTATATGCATCCGGTATTTCTGTGTTATCTAACTGCTGAAAGTCTATATTTTCATAAACACATTTAGCCATATATTGTATAATTTCATCTTCTGATAAAGAACCCTTTTTAACTCCAAAATATTCTTCTTTTCTCTCAAAAAAAGGATCTTCTTCAAAAATATATGGAGATGCATAATATGTTTTATTTTGTATTGTGTCACTATTATAAATTATCTTATCAGTTTGCTTTTCTTCTACAGCCCTCTGATTCTCCTCTATATTTTTCACGCACAATCCTTTAATACGTAATATACCCGCAATAGAAAAAAATATCGCAATGGCACATAAAAGCATTGCAAAAATCCATATACCATTTTTCCCAAATTTTATTTTTGCAAGAATACTCGCTACTACATCACCCGCTATAGCTGTCATAATAGCATAAATAAATTCAGACCAGAATAAATAGAATTCACTATTTAAATTATATCTATTTGCATAATCCTTAAATGATATCACGAAAATCAAAGTAATCACGGCGGATATACAAAACGATATAATTTTTTTATATTTCTTTATAAAAATAGTAATTTTTTTATATAGGTTTTTCTGCTTCTTTACTCCTTGGTTCATGCGACTAGGAGCAGATTGCTGTTTATTTTTTTCTTTAGGCATGCTCCTACCTCGATTACTCCGCAAAGTGACAGAATAGGTAATCCGTAAACCAATCGCTACTCTAACGTTACATATTTCTATTACTTAAATAAGTGTAAACATATTCATCTGCCTTACTGCTAATTTTATTGTATTTTCCATCAATAGAATATTCTCTTAGTAGAGTCAACATTTCTACCTTAGTTTCCATCGAATAAGAAGTGCTTCTAATCAAGGATTCATCAATTTTATAAAATATATCATCATTTTTCTGAGTATCAAAATTATCTAACAATTCCGCTACTTCTGTATTCTCTTGAAGAACCTTTTCTTGTTCTCTCATTTTATTAAATGAAGATTTTTGAATCACAATATTAGAACTGTTAAGTTTTAAATTACCAACCAAAAATCTAAAATCTCTTGTTCCAGGATTAGATATATCCAATTCATCTCTACATAATAAAAGACGATGCATTGTAGGCCTTCGATTACCGCCACATGAAGTAGTTATTGCACATGCTAGTCTACAAGATAATTTTTCATTAAATAGAAACATATGGTCAAAGACAAAGAAACACATTTCACCAATATCTTCGGCCGTTAGAATACAATAACAAGACGACATTGAGAGAGAAATTATCAAATTGCCTATATAATGCTTCTTTATTTCTTTTCCATCTCTTACTTTACCAGTATACAAAACCATATCAGCAACACATTCTTGCCCATTTGAGGATATAGCAAAACTCAAGTTACCATGTAATATCGTATTTTCTGACGATATTGTAGAATTAAAATATACATTATATTCCCCTAAATATCCTTTAAAGGCCATATGAGAGGGGTTAACTATCAAAGCACTATCCTTACTTGAATCAGAATAAGATATAGATTGCGTTTTCCTAGTCTCTCCAAATAATTCCACTGGGTCAATTTCTAAAGCTTTGCAAAATTTTGCTATATGGCTTAATGAAATCTTCACTTCACCTGAAAACATTTTTGAAATAGTAGATTGTGCCACTCCTGTCCTAGATGATAAAGCACCTTGTGAAACATCCTTAATTTCACAGTATTCTTTTAGTCTTACAACCATTTTGTTATAAAATTCAGTAGCATATTCGTCCATATTAGTATACTCGTTCATTATATCCATAATAGCCCTCCATATCATTGTAATTTGTCATACTTAAGCTCCAATCATTATAGCATATCCCAATTCATATGTAAACATATATTGAATGGACTATTTCCGTTTTTTGAATCGAACCTTTCTGATTTTGAATATGCTTTTTCTATTTTTGAATACCTTATAAGTAAACACAATAATGTGTAGTGTATTTTGATTCAAAATTCAATAACAATCAAATTCGCCATACATTTTAAGCGACTTGTAAGGAGAACTTAAAAAGTGGAAGTTTATTGTGATAGGGACTAAAATACTCACAAAATAAAGACTTAAGATTCCGAAGAGTTGCTCTATAAGAAAGGAAAAATCATGAATACTAAAAACAATATCTATGATAAAACTGCCATTCAAAATGAACAGCAGTTCAAAACAACACAAGAAATTATTGATGAAATCATAAAAATATTTGCAGACAATATTATATCAATATCGGATGCAAATTATATATTAGAAGAAACATCAAAAAAATTATGTATGCAACCAGTTACAGTTATAGGAGAAGATGTTAAAAAAATATATGGAATGAGAAATAGAGGAATAATAAAAGCTTAATTGTTTTCTAAGATAGTGCAAAAAAGTTTGTGTCTACTGATATATGAAAGGAGTATGTAGTAAGTATGAGCAATTCTATCACTATTAATAGCAATTCTCAAAGTCGGATTAGTTATATCAACAATACACTATACAATATGACTGATATTTGTCGCATCTTTAACATTGAAATGGAAAGAATCATTGAAACAATCCAGAACAATGACATTGCTTTTCTATATGATTCAAAAGACAACATTTATATCAACAGTATGGATATATGTAAACTATTTATGTTGATTAATGTGAAGTCAATTATAAACAGCCAGGCATTTAATGAATTTATTTATTGCATTAAACGTAATGCATTTGGAGAAAATCAATATGACCGAATAAATAAACGAATACTTCTAAATATGTAATTCGTTTTTATTTAGCCATAAATATTTTCCGTTTTTATATAATACTAACACGTCACATTTTTCGCTCACAGTCTGCAATGTTTCTTGAAATTGTTGATACTTTGCTGTCACCTGATTGGTATATACCAATAAATCAACGGTAACCGCTTAATAAAATAGCGGATATTAAAAATCTCGCAGTTCATGTATAATAGAACAAGAACTGCGAGGTCTATCTAACATTTAGTACTAATTTAGTCGCAAGGTATCCAATCTTCAAAAATAGATACATTTTCAAGTGAAAGGCTATTTTCTTCAAATGCAGCATTGATTATGGCATCAATATCATCAGTTTTGATTTTCCCATTTTCTTCAAGATGGCTTATGAATAATGCTAATTTTTCGGAATCTACAGAATCTGGCGCTTCATACGAATAATAATTTCCACTATCTGTTTCTAAAAGAGAGAAAGAACATCCTCGGCTCCACTCTGTATCTCCACTAAAAGTTTCCCAATCATGGTTCGCAACCCAATCATCATAAAGCGATGTCATATCATAGATAGATTTGCAATGGCCTGTTTCATCAATATAATTACACCATTTATGTATAAGTCCAGCACCTCCAGAATCTAATCCATTAAATATAAGGTTGTCATAAATATCTACACAATTTCTATCCCAACTATCATATGCATATGTAATATATAATTGTCCACTATTTACAGCCAAGACAAAAAGAGCATAACTGTCGTCACCTTCAGAATAGATATTTAGGTTCTGAAATTTCAATGCCAATAATTCACTGCCTGAACCGATATTAAAAATAGCATAATATTTTTTTGTTTTGGACAAATCCAGTAACGCAACATCTGACTTTCCAACAGCATCAACAAGTTGTTCATAGGAAACGGTATTTGTAATATCAAAGGTATAATAAGATTCTTCGGACTCATAATCATATATTTTACATATATAATTCAAAGATTCCTGAAAATCAGGGGCGAACATGGCATCCGTTTCACCATTTATGAAATTCAAAAATATTTCAGAATCTGAAAGGTCTTCTTCCTCTACAGGAGTTTCTGTATTAGAAATAAGCGTAATATTTGAAGTCGCTTCTGTTGAAGCAGTGTCACTTTCGTTTTCGAATTTTACACTTTCAGTAACACTTTCTTGTATTGGCTCATCAATTACTTCCTTAGTTCCTCCACATGCAATAATATTTCCTGTCATTATCAGTATTAATAAGATGACTAGTTTCTTCTTCATTTTTATTACCTTTCCTTGTTATACTATAACTAACTATTGCAAGCATATAACCCAAAAATAATGATATCCGTATTCGTTCCCATTAGATAAATAATATAAAGCGCCTCCCATTTGAGTATATCCTGCGTTCAAAAGATTTTCCGATTCGGACGGAATATAGGCATTCCCTGTCATCCAATCAGATACTGCTCTTTGTGCATTTTTAGCACCATTACATTGTCTTCCAATAAATACGATTGAAGGGTCTGCCTCTATAAGGCCACCAGTCGCAAACATTGATGCAAAATTTTGAGCGGTTTGCTCAAGGCTGGAATCCCACGCTAATGCAGCAACTCCTGCTTCTGAACGATATTGGTTAACAAAAGTAATCAAAGCATTCCCCTCCGAAGGATTTTGTCCTTCATTAACAAGAGCAGAATCTGTCGCTGGAGCGGCTGTCGGCACGGGAGTAGGCTGTAGTGTAGGTTCTACCGTTGGTTCTGGTGTTGGCTGTGGTGTGGGTTCAGGAGTAGGTTGTATAGTTGGTTCTGGTGTTGGTTGTTCAGTTGGTTCAGCAACCCGAAATAGTGTTAGTTTTCTTGCTGGATAAGGTGTAGGCAAATTTATTGCCACATCCACATTAGGTTCCGTAGTCTCTTGTTCGGTATTGCCAAAATTATTGTTATTGTTTTGTATTGCATCTACTACAGCATTGCATATATGATCAATAAGATTATCCGATTTCTGCTGCAAAAATCCTCCATATCCTAGTGGTAGACTAATTATAAATGTTAAAATGAAAAGCATTGCTTCAAATAGATACAAAAAAACGATTTTCAATTTTCCAAATAAATTATTATCATTCTGGTCTTTTAACTTCGTTTTCAGTTTTGAAATAGGAATATATATACATATTCCTATAACAATAAGCACAAATATAATAATAAGTCTTATTATATTTTTCATAGTGTATCCTCATAAATAACTTAAATTAGTTAACTACATAATATTTTAATGTCATTTTAGATAATTTTATCATATACTACGCAAAAATAATAGTCAAGTATAAATCGACAATAACCTATATACTTCTCCATTCATCTTTTCAAAATTCGCAAAAATCTATTTCCTCTTTGCAGAATATATTATTGTATCTATTTGAGGGAGTTATATTGGCCTCAAAATAGTGCATAATACTAGGTAAAAGAAAATATGTTCTGGTTGTAGTCATTTGTAGAATATGGTAGAATTAAGGAGGTAACGGAGGATATGGAGAACAATATAATTCTCCCCAGAACTTATGTATTGGGAAATGGAGAAACTTCTATGAAAATAGAAAAAATGACAATTGATAATATCAATGGTATAAAACATTTGGATTTAACTTTTTATAAAGGGTTAAATCTTATTTGTGGTGAGAATGGTGTCGGGAAGACAACTATATTAAAAGCGATTGCGCATCAGTTTTTATATGGTAATGATTGTTTTATTAAAAAGCATTGTAATTCTGAAAAAGGAAGAGTTGAAATTTGCTTATATAATAGAAAACAAACTATGTTTTATGAAATAGATAAATTTACTCCAGGTGATGTTCATAATACCTCATCCCATACTAAAGAAAGTAATGATTTAATTTATTTTTCCTCATCGCGAACAATTAATTATAAGAAAATAGAGTCTCTTCCTGCATCAAAAAACATTTTAAATGATAATAATACCTTGCATTCTGCTTATTTATTAGCCCAAGGTGTGGACGAAAATATAAAGAGTTGGTTTATTAATAGATATGTTTTTTCAAGCGTTCCAGAATCATTAAGTATTTATCAAGTGAATAATCTTGAACTCAGTAAAAAAGTTTTTCATTTATTGGATAATAATTTAGGTGTTGAAACTGTTAAGCCAGATTATGAAATCGTATTAAAAAATAAAGATAATAAAATATATTTCGAAATGCTTTCAGATGGATATAAGTCTTGTATTTTCATTTTACTCGGAATAATTAAAGAAGTAGAATATCGTTTCCCAGAAGTAAATGCTATAGATTATCATGACATTATTATGATTGACGAAATAGACATACATTTACATCCGCAGTGGCAGGCAAAATTGGTTAAGGTACTAAAAGAAATTTTCCCTAAAGCGCAGATTATTGCCACGACACATAGTCCTAGTGTTTTGCAGAACGCAACAGCTGAAGAAATTATTCCTTTATATAAAGATGAGAATGGGGACACCTGCATAAAAGAACTGCAGCTTGGAGAATATGGCTTGCAAGGTTGGACTCTTGAAGAAATAATGAAAGATGTAATGGGAATGGAGTCTACTACTTCTGATTTATATGCACAAACCATTAAAGAATTCGATGATGCAATGTATGAAGAAAATATACCTGTGATAAAAGAAAAATACGAAATACTTTGCAGAATGTTACATCCAGAGAGTACCCTTCGTCAGCTTCTAAAAATACAAATGGCTGGCATGGAGGAATAAACGGTTATGATAAAGTTGAATCGTCCTGATAAACCTTCTGAATTAACGCCAGAAGTCGAAGAACAATTAGTCGAGGAATATAAGAATACAGAAAAATCAGTTTGGAGAAAAGATTACATTACTACTTCACTGTTAAAAATGTCTTATAATAAATGCTGTTATTGTGAGACAATGCTTGGTGAACAAGCTAGACCCATGCAAGTGGAACATTATCATTGTAAGGATTTATATCCTGATGAGGTTGTTAAATGGGAAAACTTATTACCAAGCTGTAGCCAGTGTAATTCCAATAAATCTATATTGGATACATATAAAACTCCCATCATAGATCCGAGCGTAGATAATCCAAAAGATTACTTGTATTTAAAGTGCTATATGATCAAAAGCAAAGATAATGCTATCGGAAGCAAAGGACGACTTACAGTAGATCAGCTTGAATTAAATCATAGAGAAAGACTAGTTACACCACGAATTAAAATCGCAAGCGAAATGAATTATAAATTAACAGACATTCATGAAAAGGCGATTGCCCTAAATTCAAGAGAGGATGGTAAACTATATAATAAGTCAAAAATAATCAATACATTAGTTGATATCCTGAAAATGGCTCAACCAGATGCAGAGTATAGTGCTTTTATGGCTACGATAATTCTAACCGATGAAGATTATTTGGAGACCAAGAGTATCCTAAAATCAAAAAAATTATGGACAGACGAATTAGAAACATTGCATATTTGCGCTGCTGAAATTAAATTGGATACTGACAAGTAAGTAAAAGACACCAATTAAGGTGTCTTTTTGTGTTTTACTCTTCTCTTCTGCTCTCTTTTTTGATAAGGGTGCGATAAACATGATGTAAATCACCATTTGTAACCACAATTTTTACATTTAAACTGGCTTCGTACAGTTTTTCTGAACAAATCATACATGGTTGCTCCTGTAACCGAAATCTGCTTAATTGCTAATAAACTTTCTTTTTATCTTTTCAGTAAGATTAAAAGTATATCCGTAGCTCTGTAAACATAATAAATCCGATGGTTTTTCATTTAGTAATAATTGCTTTAATTTATTAATTTCATACGAAATAAATGAATATAATTCTTCATATCGCAGTTCACCATTAATACCATATCTCTTTAATACTGATATATGCCCGATATTATAAATCAACAAATATATAATACTTTTTATTTTATCTAAACTGTGGATATCTTTTAATTCATCACTCATTTGGACAAAAACTTTTTGTTCAATATCAAGATAGTCTTTTACTGAGGCAATCCCATATCTAGTATATATTGGAGTATTAAATGATATTGGTTTCGATGGTGAAGAAAACAAATCAAGGGCTTTCATCATTTCTATTTTTGAAGCCTGAAATTCTGTAAATGGAAATAAAAACATTCCATGTTGTCTTTCATTTTGAATATGCTTTAAATATAAAAATCTGTCTTGAACATGTGAAAACTCATGATACAATATCTGAGTTAAGTATTCCTTATAATAGTCACCTTGACAGAATATCTCTTTGTTAAGATAAAGTTCAAAGAAATCTGGTAATATTCTACCAACTCTTGCCAGAGTATCCCCTACTGATTCAAATATAATCTCAATTTTTTGTGGCATTATACTCGGTTTTAAATCTTTCTTATACAGATTATATATTGCGTATATCTCTTCATCTTTTAACATTTTTATCACCACTATATGGAGGTAAACCAAAATGTATGATTTTGATTGTTTAACATCTTATCATCAATTGACTGATCTACGGACTAAAAAACAAAAAATAATATCTGACATCAAAATGTTAGCAAGTATAAAATATGTTGAATCTTTTACTATGTGGGTTAGGTTATGCAAACAACTTTTCTGTCACATATTTATTGAATCATAAAAAAGCGTATAGCACTTTTCTCTCATAGACTACATTTTACTACATTTTCTATTTGGCTCTTTCCAACTAAATCATAAACCTGAATTTAATACTGGCACCGCTCCCTACTATATTAAAAATTCTTTTATATATCATTTTCATCACTAAATTCTAAATATATATCTATTAAGTTAGAACCTTCAATGGAGCCATCAAATGTATAATGTGTTGATTTACAACTAAAATCATTATTGCGAGAAAGAGAAATATCCATTACATAATTGGTATTTAAACTGAAAAAAGCATAACCGTTCCATTCTATCATTCCAGTATCAGACATTTTCCAGGACTGGACAGAGCTACTTTCATTAGAATATTTATTTACAATCTCAAAATTTCCCCAATACTCATGATCATCAGCACCAGAAGCAATGGAATATTCTTCATCTGTTCCTAAATCTTGAACATATAAACGGAATTGAAATAAAGGGGTGTATTCGAAATCTTCTCTTTCCAAGCATATTTCGATTCTTTCACAATATTCCCCACCAACTACTTGGATGGGAGGCGAAACATAAATGTCATAATTATCATGAAAAACAACACAGTAAAACTTATTATCATTTCCAGGCGAAAATATTACTTCCCCATCTTGCTGAGAGCTAAAATCATAAATTATATCATCGTTAGAATAATCGAGAATAATCATTTTAGAAGATGGTAATGAATCACCAGACAGAACAATAAATTTGCCTTTTTTTGTCAAATTTTGGTATATATAACCAGCTTTTTCATTAATTTGAAATATTACTTTATCGTACATAACAGTCACTGTGTCCGCAATCGAATACTCTGATTTTAATTGTTGAATCAAATCGAAACTCTGTTTAACAATTTCTTGTGAAGAAAGATTAGTTTTTTCATTATAAGCTTCTTCATTATCACTATTTTCTATACTATTAAGTTTATTTTCCAATTCTTCTATTGTTTGATTTGCTTGAGCCAATTGATTTTGCAACTCTTGAGACTGTTCTTTATTTGATTCAAGAGCGCTTCCCAAATATATGCTACTTACACAAGCAATAGCAGCAATTATTGCGGCAATTATAGTGGCTCTAGCATTAATTTTTGCAGCACGTACTTCATTATTTTCATTCTTTCTTCTGCGCATTTTTATATCCTTCTTAGTATATTATTGATTTAATCTATAAACAAGTTTTTAGCTAAATACATTTATCTTTCGAAGTTTATTCTTTTTTAGAACCTAGTACCGTAGCGTAATATATTATATCATTTGTCAGAAGCAAATGGAAGTATTTTCTTGATATATGGCAGTACAATATGATAAAGAAAAAGGCTTTACCTAAATGTTTAAGACCTTTTTATTGTACTCAAAATGTGATATCGTATCATTGTTTATAACTGGTGTTAAACATGTGGGACTGTCATGGAGACCAGTCCCTTAAAGGAGAAATAATATATGGGATGAATCAGTAGAAGATACAATAGGTTGGCAAGAGAATGATTACAGTTTAAGTTTGAAAATATTTTTGTGTCTTTTGGTCATCATAGCAGTGATTGATTTGACTTTCTCATCTGATAGCTCCGGATGTTTACAAATCTGATCAACGGTTTTATTTTTGGAATGATAATACATTCCAATTGCAATCAGACCAATAGCAAGACCCAAGATTGCACACAAAATAATTGCCATGTACAATCGCCTCTACCCTCCTTCCTGTAAGAATTTTATAACAGGAGTTTGTATCGCCCAGAATGGGCAGAATTCATCCTAGTGTCAAACTTACCTTGACACTCCCACATGGTATAATACCAGATACAATGTCCTAGTGATAAATTAAGATGTGGTAACTTAATCACAATGTATCTGGTATTATTTTACCAGCAAAATTCATCCAGCAAAATTCATTTTTGACTATCCAGAACATATATTGAAAAAATAAAACACCGCATAGACTATACCGAAATTAGTGTAGCCTATGAGGTGCTTTATTCCTCTAAATTATATTTATGGATGGATATAATACCTATCGCATCTTTTTGCTTCATAATATGGAACTACAGATAAAGTATTCTGTTACATTTTATCAGATTTTTTGTTCTTTTCGTTTTGTATGCTTTTTATTATAATCATTCTTTCGAATTCCAAATAAGATTGTAATATATTATCAATATTAGGTTTTTCTTCTGACAAAAGTAATTGTATTTTTAAGATTTGAGCAACAATATATTGTGGTATTTGTGAAACAGTAATAATATAATCTATTCCATAAAATTTTAATGCAGATACATAACCATAAAAGTAGTATACTGAACGAGGATTATAATAAAAATTCTCTTTTCCATTATTAGTCTCCATTTTACTTAGACTGATTTTCATTACCTGAAATGAATGTGACATTAGCAAATATAATGGTTCTTCACTTGTGTAATAAACTATTGATTGTAAATCTATTATATCTTGACATGTTTGTTCAATTCGTTCAATCATTTCTCGTTGTGATGCATGAAACTCCGAATACGAAATCATTATATGACTGAATTCTTCGAATTTTCTATCTAGAAAGTTTAGCGAATCTACCATATGTGTAAATTCATGGAAAAGAACTTGTTTTATAAATCGAATATCTTGCGAAAATAATTTAGCATCAACATATAATATGTAGCATTTATTGAACAAATTCTTTTGAGAAAAACTTGCCCATGAATTTGATTTATCTAAAAATACTATGTTGTGAATCTCAGGTAATTGGACATTATATCTTATCTGATATTTTTTGTATATCTCTTTGATTAGCAATTCATTTTTCAAGTTATTCTTCATATATAATACCTATAGGAGGGAATGCAATGACATTTAAACTATTATTATATTATATTGTAGGAAAAATTTATAATTTAAAGGACAAAGGAGAAATTAAGGCATATGCTCTACTTCATCCAAATAAATATAAACAAAAAATGGATGAATACAAAAAAATAATCGACATAAAAATAAGTTTGATGAAACTATAAATTATGGATACCTATATTTACTCAAAATGTGAGGAAGGAGTTGATATCCATAAAGCATATCCTTTAGTTCCTTCTGTGATGTTAGAGGAACCGCACTTAGGACAAAATATGCATCACAGGTTAAATTCATCTTTTAGTATTTGTATTAAATGCTCTGCTGTTTCTCTATTAAACTGAATTGTTTGGCTCGATTTTGATTCACTCTTTCGTTCTGATGTGCCATAAGTGTCAAATTGAATATATTTGTTTTCATTGACATTAAAAACATTATAAGTGCAATCTGTCTCCTTCTGCACTCGTGAATTTTTATTTATTTTTGTTATTTTTTTAGATGTAATAAGAGCCATATTATTATATTACCACTCATACCCACAGTTATTGCAGTGATATGTTTTATGTCTTTTTGTTCCAAACAATCCAAACAAAGCAGTATTCATTGCTTTCGATGTTGCTGTAATCTTCTTTAAATTAGTAGATTGACAAGTTGGACATTTTGGAGCGTTATCAACTATATAGCCCTTCTCTTCTATTTGTTTTTGCTGTTGTAACTGAGTCTTGAATTGTTGTATCTTTAATTGAAACTCAATAGTATCATCTTGTTTTAATTTAATCATCGCTTCAAGAAATTGACGGTCAGAATCTGATACATCATCAACTAATTTGAATTCTTCAAAAGTTAATGGAGAATCAACTAATTTACCTTGTTTACATGATGGGCATATCTCTATATCATCTTTAGGTTTAAAGACAAAGTGATATCCTTTAGAGAATTCTTTATATTTTTCATTATTGCACCAATCCATATTTTGCTTTGTTTGATTGCAAATTGGACAAAATTTTACATATTTTTGATTCATACCAATACCTCTTATGCAATTGCCAGAAGCAGTTAATTAAGAGTATTATATCAGAAGATTTATGGCAGTACAATATAATTCTGAGAATAATAATTGGGAAACATGGATTGATTTATTTAAAAATAAAATTCCAGAAGCAAGCGATGAGGCAAAAAAGGCACTTGATGATATACAGAAAAATTTATCAAAAGGATTTATATTAGATAGTTATGACGAATTTATCAATTCAAACAACCTAGCTGATGAATCCCTAATCAATTTTCTAAAAGACACAAATTACGGTACAAAAGACTTAGATAACTTTAAAAAATATCTAAAAGAAACAAGTAAAGCAACTTCTGCATTTTCCGATTTCACTAAGAAAGCTGGTTCTGCCATCAAATCATTAGGTGCGGATTTAGCATCTATGGCGGTTATGTGGGCCATCGGTGAAATAATCTCTCTCGTGGCCAAAGGTGTTGACAATTTCGTTCATAAAGTTGAAAAGGCCAACGAAGCAATGGCATCTTCCATCTCCGAATACGAAACAGCAAAATCAGATTTAGAAAGCATCAATTCTGAACTTGCAGAACATAATAAAAAGCTTGACGAACTCTCTTCCAAAGATAAACTGACATATGCTGAAAAGGGCCAACTGGAAGAATTACAGGAAATCACCAAGGAACTTATGCTCCAGCAGGATATCGCTGAGAGGAATGCCGAAAGAGCATCTAAGGAAGCTGCTGACAAGACCGTAAAAGCCTATGAAACACAATATGGGAAATATGATGTCACAAAGGAGAACATATCCAATTTAACGAGCCAAGAGAATTTCCCTATGCCTAATGGCACAGATGATATCTCTACAAACATCGCTGCATATATCAGGGCCACAGAAAAGTTCAATGAGTCCCGTAGGGAATTGCAATCTGCCCTCAGAATTGGCAATGATACTGAATGGTTAGAATATGATGTCCAGCATTATACAGACATCATTGAAGAAACTCGTGGATTATTGGATGATAATATCTCCGACTTGCAGGAAAAGCGTCTAGCTTTAGAAGAAGAATACAATAAGGCGATTGAAAAGAGGAAAAATGATTTAACACCACTCTCCTCTTCTGAACAGGCAATCATCGATTCGTATGAAGCAATATATGATTCCATCAAACTAGTATATGAATATACTAACCAGAATGATTGGAATGATATGGAACTTGCCAATATTTTCAATACCAATGGAATCGAAAAGACAAAAGATGAACTTATAGCAATGGCGAAAGCTGGAGAACTCACACCAGAGACTATATCCGGCTTTAAGAACTTGAATAAAGCAATACAAGATAGTGAGCTATTTCTTAAAGATGGTCAAACTGCCGCAGGATCATTCTGTGAAGAGATATATGCTCTTGTAAAGGTATCAGATGAACTTTCTGAGAGTCTTGCAGAACAATCCACATTCAACATCTCCTCCTACGAACAGCAGCTAGACAGTATCCAATCCACAATCACCACTCTCCGCACCGCCCTGGACTCATTCAACAAAGGCGAACTTGACAAAATCCAAGTCCTAGACCTGATGCAGCAGTTCCCTGAACTGACACCCTACATAGACCTGGCGGCAGACGGATTCGGGAACCTGTCAGAAGGCTTGAGCATGCTCATAGCACAGCAGCCTGATTCATTGGTCGTTGAATTACAGAAGCTAAAGGACTCCCTCACCACAGACGAGGAACGCCAACAGGTAGACCTGCT